TGTCTTATGTTTTCTATAAACTCGACGTTCCCTACGATTCACAATTGGTTGAGGAGATGTCAGATAGGTTTGAAATAACCGATGCTGCTCTTCCTTTGGCGTTTGATGCAGACAGAGAAGGTAATCCTCTTCCTGAGGACCTGACTGTGCATCTGGCCTATATGGCGAAGATCATTCGGAGGGTTTTATGTAATGTGAATCCTTTCGATATTCGTCCATACCACGGTAGTGGCGCTACAGCCTGCCGTACCAAGAACGAGGATAAGTGGTGCACGCTTAGGTATTTTCCTTTGCTAGATGCATCTTATCCTTATCCGGATACCTTCTTTTACAGCTATACTCATCTAAGTGATGAGATGGACAGGTTAGAAGCTTCCGAGATGGGGGTCCCACGAGCACGTGTTGTATTCGTGCCGAAGGATTCAAGGGGTCCAAGGGTTATTTCATGTGAGCCCGCCGAACTGATGTTCGTCCAGCAGGGTATCATGAGATTACTATATAAGCACCTTGAGAACGACAAACTTACCGCTGGTTACATTAATTTTAGTGACCAGACTATCAATCAAGATCTCGCCCGTCGAGGATCTCTCGGCGAAGCTTGGTCTACGATTGACCTAAACGAAGCGTCAGACCGTGTGTCTTTGGCCCTTGTTAGAGCGGTTTTTCCGCCGAACTGGGCCCAAGCCCTTGAAGCATGTCGCTCCATTGAAACGGAACTGCCGAACGGTAAGATTGTGAAGCTTCGCAAGTTCGCCCCTATGGGCAGTTCTTGCTGCTTCCCGGTTGAAGCATTGGTCTTTTGGGCCAGTGCACAGGCAACAGCGCAGCGCCTTGGTCTGAAAAGACAGAGCTGCTACGTATACGGGGATGACATCATCATTAGCACTGAGTTGACTCAGGCAACGATGGAAGGACTAGAACTGATTGACCTTAAGGTTAACAGGGCGAAGTGCTTCTCTTCAGGTCCCTTTCGCGAGTCGTGCGGGGGTGAGTTCCACAAAGGTGTGAACGTAACCCCAGTGCGCTTGAAGAAACTCCTGGAGAAATCCCAAACCACTATCTTCACAGGCGGTGATCTTTGCAATAATCTTATTGCAAAATTTGGCTACATAGACTCTTGTAATCTCCTTAATTTAATTGAGGGGGTCGTGGGTTATGTGTACCCGAGGTCGGAAGTTCCCTATCCAGGGTGCCTTCTTGTTGAACCTCGCGCTAGTAATGACTCATTCTTCAAAAGGCGCTGGAATCAGCGCTTCCAGAGGTATGAGTATCGGATACTCACAGAATTGGTCGAGGCATCAGCCGTTCGACAACCCGATTGGATCGAGCTCCTTCGCAAGGAGCTTTCTCGTGAGTCTGTAGAAGGTAGTGCCCACCAAGTGATGACCCGAAAAATCGGGCGTCCACTTGAGTTGGGAGAGTATGTTGTTGATGATCACACAACACGTCAAAAGTGGTCTTGGGTTTGGTTAGGTTAACCAGACCCTTTGGAGGTTGGTGTCTGCCTGAATAAGAAGGACACCCGGGGCTACTACGCACGGCGAGTAGCTGCTGTCCCTTGCCTGCATAAGGCGGGGGAAACTGACATACATGGGGGGCACGTACCAACATACAGTTGGATACTTTATGCAGGGCTT